CGCTGCCTGAACCTGATGACGTCGGAGGCACGCCGCTCTTCACGCCAGCGGTCGACGATCCCGCCCTGCAGATTGCTCCCCCGACCCCCTCCGGCCTCGGTCGACGGGTTGAGCGTTGACGGACCCGTAGGGTCAATGCCCTCGCCAGAGAACGCACCCGAGCCGAAGCCCAGACCGCCGCCACCACCGCCGGCGAAGCCCCAGGTGAACTGGTATGCGAAGGCAGGCACCTTGAGACCTGGACGAGGAGGCGCGTAGGCGAACAGGACCTCAATGTTCCACAGGTACGACAGCGCGAGTGTCTGACCCGGGTTGTTGGTAGCGATACCGAAGCCTGGAACAACGACGTTGTCCAAGCTGAGCAGCGACGCGACCAGATCCGGCGTGAGGATGGCGCGCTCGACGTACTGGATGCGATTGATCAAGTCCTGGTTGTCCTCGAGTGCGGACATGACCTTGTAGGGAATGATTGCCTGGTTGGGCTGCAGGAACGCCAACTTGTGCACCTGGCGCATCGAGGTACGGATGTCCTTGACAGGCGTGGTAGAAGCGAGGTCCCACTGCGCACCGTAGCCGCCGGCTGCTGCACCTGACAACGCCTGCGTGAGTGCCGCGTTGTAGTTCGCTGCTGTCGTCACCATGGTGTAGATACGGAACTCCTTGCCCAGTGCGATCCTGGACGCGAGCATCTCCGTACCGTCGACGTCCGGGCTGAGCGGACTGTCAGCGTTCTCCCGTTCCTCGTCGGTCACTGCGATCTGGAGCGCGTGCTCCTGGGCGTAGTAGCTGCCCAGCGACACGGTTAGTCCCGGCACCTCGTTCGCCTCGGTGCCAGGAGCTCTGGCATCGTCGAGCTCGGGGTACCAGCCCTCGCGGCCTTGGAAGATGTAGTACTTGTTGGACTGCTTCTGAACAGGCACAGGTGGGAAGAGGACGTTGCCGACCAGTCCCTCGTTAGGCCATGCGACGCTGATCTGTGTCAGAACGACGTCTATGTGAACGTTGCCTGAACCTGTTGGGGCGTAGACCGCCATTTAGCTTCCTCCTCTCTTAGTACATCATGCCCGGAACGAGCTCGACATCGAACCAGTCGCCTGCGGTCGCCGCCTGACCGACCGAGTTGCCGAGGATGTCAAGTACCATGCCGACGCAGGCGACGGGCTGAGCACCTGCACCTGCCTTGGTTGCTACGGTAACCTGGCCGTTGCCAGTACCCGCTGCCTTGCCAGAGAGCTTGACAACCGCTCCCGGTGTCGGCGCTGCTCCAACGCCATCCCAGATGCACTTGACGTTGCCCTGGAGCGCGATGTTGATGATCGCCTTGCCGGTGTTGGTCTTGGTTGCGTCGAGGTCCTCCATGCAGACCCCGAGCGGAAGGACTGCCGCGTCGGTGGTAGATACGGCAATCGCACACTGTGCAGGCTGGCCTGTCGTGCCCGCCACTGCCTTGACGACTGCCCACCTGTTGTAGGCGACCGCGCCACCCGTTGCCAGGAAGCCCTTGCTGAGAATGTGGTCCATGCCAGGCATCGACTAGTCCTCCTTTCCGGCGTAGGAGCTCTGGCGGTAGGCCATGTACAGCTCGGGGTTGTTTCTGACCACGGTCGTAATGGCATCGCGCAGAGACAGCTGCTTGCCGCTCTGCTGCATGTGACGCTGCTGCGCTAGTGCAACAGCCTCCTGCAGCTGCTGGGCAGGGTCCTTCTCGCCGTCGTTCCGAGTGCGACCGCGTTCGCCGAGCTCGACATACCCCACGCGACCGAATGCCTCGATGGCGTCGACGAACTTCTTGGCCATCGCCGTAGGATCCGACAGAGAGGATCCCTCAGCTACTGCATCGATGACCGACGGTGGCAGCACGTACTGCCTGCCTCCCTGCGTGGCAACGACACGCTCAAGCCGCTGACGTGTCTCAGCGAACGTCTGCGCAGCACGCGTCTCGGCGAGAGTGCGCTGCAGTTCGACGAGCACTGGATGCTCGCCGAGGACCTTAGCGATAGCCTCGCTGAGCGCTGCGCCTGTAAGCACGGGCTCGGGTTCTGGCGTCGGCGGAGGAGGCGTCGGAGGCGTCGGAGGAGTCGGAGGCGGCGTTGGCGCCTTCAACCCCTCGATAGCCGCCTTGACCTGGTCTTCCGTGGCGTCCGTTCCGAGACCGAGCAACGCTAGGATCTGCTCCGGTCCCATCTGACCTCCTTCGTTTGCTCTCTTGGCGTTGGTGATCTCCGACAAGTTGACTGGTAGCAGGTTCTTCAGGAACGGTCGGTTCGTGAGTGCGCCGCCGAATAGAACGTCCGTGTGCTTCGTGCCTGCTTGATCGGTCCATTCGTCATCGAACTCAGGACTGAAGTACCTGTACTCTCCCGCCTTGATGGCATCGGCTGCTTGTGGAGTCCACTCGACTTGGAGGTACAGACCGTCGGAACGCACGTCGGCATCCCTGACCCACCCAGCAGCCTTACCCGAGTGCTCCTTGTGATCGTAGTCTACGTCAGGGTCGATACCGCGAACGCGCTGCTTGACACTAGCAGCAAAGCGGCTGATGCGCTCCGGCGTGAAGCTCATCTTGCCATACACCGGATGCTCGAAGTCTCCAATGGGCAGGGCCTGGATCCACGACGACGCATCGCCGTACTGCTTACCAAGCAGATCGATCCAATATCCGTACATCACTTGCCGCCCCCTCTGCCTCCAGACGCCTTCTTGACGAACTTGCCACCAGACGTCTTCTTGGTGCCCTTGCGAGCTACCTTGGCGAGGTTGGGGTTGGCACGCTTGGCTGCCGGCGAGGCCTTCTGCGACGCTGCTGCCACCATAGCTGCGCCCTGCCGGGGCGATACACCAGCAGACCTGGCAGCAGAAGCTGCTGCAGCTTTAAATCCCATGCCCTTCTTTGCGGCAGCCCTGGGCTTACCGCGACTCTTTGCGGCCACTCGCTTACCTCCAGTGCCCATAATCCTATCGACATGGACGTTGCCGGACCCTGACGGAGCGTATACTGACATTTGAGCTCCTAGAGGTGCTTGACTTATTATAACAGGAAACCTTTTAAGGCATCAATAGGTCCCTTATACCTTGTATTACTGGCCCCTTCTGCCTGAAGTACCGGAGTTGTCACCCTGACCCGTCGTAGGCGGTACAACACCCGGAGCTCCCTGCCTTGGCAGACCTGCTTGCTGTCCTTGCTGCTGCCCTGGTGGCTGAGCACCCGTCATCTGCTGCAGCTGCTCTACCGTTATCTCACCTGACTTCAAAGCAGCTATCAAGTCCTCAGGAGTGCCAGGTAGCTCCGTAGGAGGCGGCACTGCTACGTTACGGTTGAACGTCTGACGCACGAGCCGCGAGGTTGTCGGATCTGCTGGAGGTAGACCCATTTCATCCCTCAGATGGTCCTCTAGCGGCTGGTCAGGAACGATCACACCTGCACCCACGTAGTTCCTGATCGTAAACGAGGCCGTACGCCAATCTTCTACCTCGCCGATCCGCTTGACCGTGAGCCGTGGATACCTAGCACCAGCCCAGTTCATATTGACAATCTGCGGTATACCGTAGGAGTTAATCACATCCGTGACTATGTCCGCAGTAAACCGAGTCGCCTTCAAGAACAGCGTATGGTCTGCCTCGTCCGTCTTGATGTTGTTGGAGAGGAAGTTGCCCAGTATCTGCTTCTCGATCTGCTGATCATGGTGCGCGATGGACGTCATGCAGTCCACCGGGTGTCCGTGAAGCTCTGCAAAAGTCAGAACCCAATTAGGCGGCAGAACTACATGCGCACGGTCGTTGGTACGAAGATTGCGACCCAGCGCATCAGCTAGCTGTAGGTCATCAGCGTTGTAGCCCTGTGGAAGCTGAATCACGGGCACGCCGATACCATGCCGCTCCTTCTGAATCGCATCGATCTTGTACAGGTTGTCCTTGTAGTACCAGTGCTTGTGCGCCGATCGAAGGAGACTGATACCCTCAATGTTGCCAGCTTCCTTGTCGAAGGAGAAGACCAGCAACTTGTCAATGGGAATGTTAGTATACGGCGACATGCTTTGCACAGCGCCGCCTTCCCAGGTAGGAACCCAGACTGGCGTAGCCCACATGTCGACTGAGAGAGGACCACCGTTAAGGTCGAAGAACCACTCTCTCACATCCATCGGATGCCTAGGAGCCCACTTCTGCCAGACAATCTTGCCGCGAGCTGCAGGGTCACTAGTAATCTGCTCGCCTGGTGCAAAGACCAACTCGAACATGTAGTAGCCGAAGTCGAGCATCAGCAGAGACTCAGTGAGCGACTGAGGCCAAGAGCTAGTCATCCACTCGGTTATATTCCGCCAGCAAAAGTCGGCAATCTTTTGGTCCTGCGGAGACGACGTAGCAGGCTTCATCGACCAAAGGCCCGCCAGCACAGGTGTCTTAGCCAGCCGTAGGGTACCGCGTACAGTACCATCGCTCTTCCGCATCTTGTCGTAGACACGAAGGCCCTGAATGCCTACGAGTTGCGGGTTGTACTCACGCCTTATCCATGAGGTGAATGGACTAGGCGCCGCAGATCCCATCTCCGCACCCAGACCTGGGACTTCGGAGGTAGCGCCTACTCCCTGGCCCACGGCCATATTGACGCGAGCCTGCTGCCTTATCTCGCCGCTACTCTGACCGATACCTGTGCGCAGATCACTGGGCGGCTCGAAGCCAAGACCACTCTTGACGTCAGTAGGACGACCGCGAGCAGCCAACCCGGAAACGTGACTCCGAAGGGGACTGTCAGCCAACTGCTCACGCTCAGCTAGCATCCGTGCATGCTCGTCAGACGACATACGCGTAACCGGCGCTTGGGTTGAGATCGGCAAGTCTGTCGCCTCAGGAGCGATAACAATGAACTCTTCGCCCGGATCCCTCGATACAGCTACAGGTGCGTAGCCCTGACGGAGTAGATCGTCCAGGTTTACACGAGGCAGATCGTCAAGGTTCAAAATACCACCTCTTCTCCCATACGGAATATCCCCGCCGAGCCCGAAGTCCCAGCTAGCATATCAGCCATGTCGTGCTGCAGCGTCCGCCGCGCGGCCCTCGCTCTTGGTGTTGATTCCACAGGTGCGGCGTTAACCATGTCGGAAGTTAGGTGGGCTCCGCGCGCTCCCATTCGGAAGGTGGCTAGGAGTGCGTAGCGCATAGCGTCGATCGTATGGTCTTCGACCTTGTTACCTAGCTCCGGAACGTTCTGCCCCTTCACAGGTTCTTTCGACCGGTAGTTGTTGAGCTCCCGGATATGGTTCTTACACTCCCAGGCGACGTGGTACCTCGGGCTATCAATCGGCGCACCCCACTTATCAGATGCTATCTGAACTGGATGCATAAAGCCTGACATCAAGTCGATGCCGTCACGCCACGTATAGTCGCTCTTGAGTTCCTTCGGAGCCCAACAACCTACGTTCATAAGCTTAGACAGGGAGGCCGCCGCTTCAGGGTCCGCAGGGTCTGCGACGATGAGATCGAGGTGGTATCCCGCAGGATTCGGACGAGCCCTCAACTCCGACGTAACGTCGGGGAGAGTCTTGTACTTGTGATAGTACTCACGCCAAACAAAGATCTCGTCCAAGGGACTGATCTGAAACTCGACCGCAGCCAAGGGATTCGTGTAGCCCCAGTCGACCTCCATGTAGTTGGGCCAGCCAGGGATGAAGTGGTAGTCCTCGGTCATAACGCCGCGTGTCTCGTCCCACTC